AACATATAGCTATGGCTTACTACACCTACTTCTCTCCATGCCATTTCAGTAATGTCAGTATCTTTTTTAGGTTCATGTTTCATTTGCACTGAATAAGCGGATGATGATATACCATTATAATCTAACGGTACTTTTCTTATTGGTAAGTATGGGTTCATGGGGTTTTCTCCTTTATTATTTGTTTTATTTCTTCTAATTCCTTGAAAATCTTCTCAAGATCTTGATATGTTCTAAGCCTGAATTGATTCATTGCATCTTGCCAGTCAGCATTTTCAGCTATTCTATCATTTACCATCACTTTCCTTTATAGTAATAGTAAGCTCACCTGCATCACCTAAAAGATTATCTTGCATAATGATTTCTTTGACATGATCTTTATTCTCAGCTTTTACTTTTATTGGATAAGATAATATTACATCATAGGTTTTCATTTTATTCTCTCCCTGAATATTGCTTTATCTCCTTTTGAGTTGGTCTTGATGATTACTTTCTTACCAGTAAGATCAGCAAGTCTTTCTTTTTCAATCATTAACCATTCAAAATTAGTAATGTAGGTTCCCTGATACCAAGTTTCCTCGTTAGGTTCCAGCCATTTAGTAATTTGTATCATCCTATTTGTGTCCCATTTACATTTAATTCTAAATTGAGATTTTCTCGTTCTCTATTAGCTGTACATACAATCTTTAGAGATTTAACAAGATTATCATCATCTTTATATGGGGTTAAAGACAATACTTTATTAGCATTATAGCCAATTCTGAATGATCCTTTAGCAGAGGTAATATCCATACCTTCATGAAATGCTTGTTTAGTTATTTCAGATATAGCAAATACAATTACATTATTCTGAATTGCAAGTTCAAGCATAGCTTGGGATACTTCTTCTACCTTCATGTTATTATCATGTTTCTGTGAACGGAATAGACCCATATGATCTATAATTACTATTTCTGGTTTATATGGTAACATCATGATTCGCTTACTTAATTCATGAGGATAACAACTACTATAGTCTATAGTTAACCAATCAAAATTCTGAGAAATACCATTTGCATATTGTTTATAATGTGCTTTCAATTCTTCTTCATTCCATCCTTTTTCCATCATAACAAAACGCATCCACATCTGACGTGGTGACATTTCCATTTCTAGAAAGTATGTTGGTCTCTTGAGTTTTTGTACCCAACTCTGTAAGAGCATGGTTTTCATAGACTTAGGTGGTGCTTGTAAGACTACAACTTCACCAGGATATATAGGAAAGTCTTGACCATAAAGCTTACCTATATTTACTGGATTATGATCTCTATTAAAGAAGTCAACTAATTCTTTTTCCATAGATTTAGCATCCATCATATTCTGAGATTTCTTAGCTTTATAAAGAGTACATGTAGATTGACAATGATTATCCATATGAATATCAGTACAACCATAATTGTAGCCATTACCATTATGACCTTCATAACAATCAGTTACAAGCTTATTCATTTCTTCTTTACTAAATGAATTTAAACCTTCATCTACACGTTGTCTCCAATCTTCCATAACAAGTCTCACTAAATGCTCTGGGTATCTCCATCTTAGATGACCTGCTACACGTAAAGCTATTTGGTGTCTTGAACCTTGACCAGCTCCTGATAACATAGTTTGAATACATGGATACCATACAGGATCAGGATTTCTACCAAGAGTTACAGTTTCAAATGTTTTATCACTTGCTTTAACTTTACGTTTCAATACATCAAATACAGGTTCACATTCTAATGTTTGCCATTTATAAGTAGATCGTTTAGAAGATGCTAGTTTTTGTATTTCAGATATTGGTTTATGTAAATCACTCTTTAAAAGAGGAATTTTCCATAATCTTGATTTACTATTAAGAGTATTTACTACCCTTATAAGTCTTGTTTTATCAGATACAGATATATCTGCATACTCATAAATTCCTTTACTCAGTAATTCATCTTTTACTTTTAAATGAAGATCAGGTGCAGGCTTCCATCTAAAAGCAGATCCTGGTATTCCTAAATGAAATCCTGTTCCAGAGAAATAAATTTGATAAGGAATACATAAATCATTTAATAGAATAGTAAGACCAATTGTTTTTTGTTTAGCATTATCTGGGTTAGTACCATCAATATCAAGAAGAAATTCATCAGGCATATATAGCATTCCATCATATGATGCAAGAGTACCTTTTTCTTTTACATAATCAATTACATGACCATCATAATCCCATAGGGACATAAAAGTATCTTGTGCCATGCCAGTCCATTTTTCAATATCATGGGTATCCCCGAAATGATGTCGATTTGCTAATCCAGCAGCAAATTCTTTAATCAATTTTTTCTCCTTATTACGCTTCTGTTTTCATTTCTTCAATTAAACGTTTACCTGATTTTGGACTATGTAAAAATAATCCTAGTTTTTTGTTACGATGATAAGTATTATCTTCAAAAAATGTTTCAAAATGTTTTTTTGCTTTATTTATAATTACATTTTCTTCATCTTCATCATTTACATAAAATATTCCTGAATAATCACCCCAACTCTTCTTAGTCCCATCTACAATACAATCATAATTTTCATTCCAACTATCTTCTAATACTTTTATTTCAGCATATTGCCT